TGGGGGCTTAGCCCTGCCGGCCTTTTACCTTTTGCTTAAAGGTATTAGCTTTGTGCAATACGTTATCTTCGGCTATGTACAGTAAGGTAGAGTACTATTGCCAAAGCTGCGGCACGTATACCGAGACGCTCAGCAGTATAACAGCGCTACAGATTTGCCCCGGCTGCGCTACTGGGGAAGACACAGAACAAGAAGAAACTATTTTATTTGTATGAGAATCATTTTAGTAGAGCGTAAGAGCTCCAAAAAGCAAGAAGTATACAGAACACTTACAAAAGCTTGTAAGGCCTTAGAGCTTAACTATAGCACTATCACGAAGATCATTAACGGTAACTGTAACTACTACGAAAACGATAGTTTTATAGTTCAGCGCTTACCTATACAATAAAAAACGTAACGAAGCAAGAAGTATATACTTTTTTTAGTATATTTGCCTAAAGTAGATACTCTTAGCTTTGGCAGATAATAACAACAGCGGGATATTTTCCCGACTATTTAGAAGCTCCCCGGAAAACCCCAGCACTAGCTTAAGCAATCCTGCTGCGTGGCTTACGGGGCTTTTAGGTACCAGTAAAACGGGAGTACAAGTAAGCGAGGATAACGCGCTAACCTTTAGCGCTGTTTACGCAGCCGTAAGGATCATTAGCGAAACTATAGCCTCCATTCCTTTAAACGTATACCAAGCAGACGGGGAAACCCGCCTAAAAGCGCTTGGCCATCCAGTACAGAAGTTACTAGCAGAAACCCCGAACAGCTTAAGCTCTAGCTTTACTTTTCGTGAGGCTATGGCTTCTAACTTGGTCCTGCACGGTAACGCCTACGCTAAGATAGAGCTAAACGCCGCAGGGCGGCCGGTAGCCCTTTACCCCTTAAACCCGGATAAGGTAGAGGTAAAGGTAATAGACGGCGAGAAGGTCTACGTATTCGATCAAAAGCACACTTACCTAGATTACGAGATGCTGCACTTTGTCGGGCTAAGCTTCAACGGCTTAACCGGTAAGAGCCCGCTAGCTGTAGCCCGTGAGGCTGTAGCTATCGGCCTTTCTGCGCAAGAGTACGGCGCTCGCTTCTATTCAAACGGAGCCAATACCGGCGGAGTAATTACTGCCCCTGGCCGATTGAATACCGAAGTAATAAAACGCCTTAAAGACAGCTGGAATAGAGCGAACAGCGGAAACAGCAACGCGCACGGTACGGCTATACTTGAGGAGGGGATGAAGTACGAGAAGATAGGACTAGATCCGGAAGCGGCCCAGTTCCTACAGTCTCGTAAATTCCAAGTAAACGAAATAGCTAGAATCTTTAGAATACCGCCGAGCTACTTAGCGGACCTTGAAAATTCAAGCACTAGAGCTAATACAGAGCAGCAGGCTATACAGTTCGTTAGGGACTGTATTACTCCTTACGTTCGCCGTATGGAGGTAGAGCTAAACCGTAAGCTATTTAGAGAAGACGAGCCTAACCTTTACGCTTACTTCACTATGGAGGGGCTAATGCGAGGGGACCAAAAGGCTAGGTATGAAGCTTACGCTACAGCTAGACAATGGGGCTGGCTATCGGTTAACGATATTAGAGACTTAGAAAACCTTAACCCGGTAGAGGGTGGGGACATCTACCTACAGCCTTTAAATATGGTGAAGAGTGGCGAAGATGATACTAACGTAGACGCTGACTAGGGGTCTTAAGTTAATACCGAAGAGATGGAAAACAAGAATATAAGAAGCGGAGCCTTTGTAACCTTCACAGTAGAGGAGGCACAAGGCCAAGGTATAATTACCGAGCTTAGAGAAGATAGCGCCGTAGTAGCTAACGCTGAGTACGACGCCGAGCTTAAAGCTTACGTAGAGAGCAAGCCGCAAGTATTGCGCAAGCTTAACGTAACAGAGCTTAACGTAATTGAGGTAGAGGTAAGAAGTAAAAACGATATAGTAGAGCAGAGAGCCTATGAGGGTGAGCTTAAAGCTGTAGCGGACAGCCGCACGGTAGAAGGATACGCCAGCGTATTTAACAGTATGAGTGAAGACCTCGGCGGCTTCCGTGAGATCATTCTACCTGGAGCTTTTAGCGAGGTGCTAGATAACGACGTAAGAGCGTTATACAATCACGATAGTAACTACCTACTAGCTCGCACGGCTAGCGGAACGTTAGAGCTTTGGGAAGATGAGAAAGGCCTAGGCTACCGCTTCGAGATGCCTAACACAAGCTACGGAAACGATATGCTAGAGCTCTTCAAAAGAGGGGACCTATCGCAATCTAGCTTTGGCTTTACAGTAGAAAAAGATAGCTGGCGTATGGAAGACGGCCAGCACGTAAGATATATAGAGAGGGTAGGCTCTCTATTTGATGTAAGCCCGGTAGTTTACCCGGCCTACAGTCAAGCCTCTAGCGGACTACGCAGCGCAGAGCCTCAAGGCGACAGCGCAGCGGAGGAAGCGAGAGAGACTCCTGCCGAGGAATTGAACTATAATATTTATAATGCATTAATTAAACTAGCTAAAGATGAATGCTAAACAAATGCGCGAAAAGCGCTCAGCTCTAGTAGAGCAAATGCAAGGGATGGTATCGGCTGCACAAGCAGAAGGCCGTAACCTTTCTAACGAGGAAAATCAAAAATTCGACGCAATCTCTAACGAAGTAGACGAGCTACGCTCTGCTGCTGCACGTATCGAGCGCGCGGAAGAATTAAAGAAAGAAATGGCAGCTAAAGCTGAGGTACGCCAAGCTAACACACCTGCAAAGGTAGAAGCTCGCGACGCGTTTAACGCTTACCTTCGTAAAGGTATCGATAACCTTACAGCTGAGGAGCGTTCTGTAATGATGGAGCTACGCGGTACTGATACGCAAGTTACTTCTACAGATGGCTTAGGTGGTTTCTTGGTACCGGAAAACTGGAGCGACTTCGTAAGCGCTACAGAGCTCTTTAAATCGGACATCGAGAAAGTAGCTACTGTTATCCGTACTTCTAACGGTCAGCCTTTCAACTTGCCAGCAAACAACGATACCAGCGTAGTAGCTGCTATCTTGGGAGAAGGTACAGCGGAGAGCGTTAGCGATATGACCTTCACTAACGTGAAGTTTGAGCCATATACTTACTCTTCTAAAATCGTTAAGGTATCTAACCAGTTGATGAGCGATAACGCTTTTGATTTGGGCAGCTTCGTAGGTGGCCAGTTGGCTAACCGTTTGAACCGTGGTATTAACGCTCACCTTACAACTGGAGATAACAGCTCTAAGCCTCAAGGTATCGTTACTGGATCTTCACTAGGTAAAACTGCTGCTTCTGCAACAGCTGTAACTATCGCTGAGATCTTGGACTTGATGTACTCTGTAGATGCTTCGTACCGTAACGCTCCTAGCGCTGCGTTTATGATGAACAGCGCTACTTTGGCAGCAGTTCGTAAGCTTGGCTTCGGATCTTCTAACGATTTCCCGGTATTCATTCCAGCTATGGAAGTAGGAGCTCCGGATTTGCTATTCGGTAAGCCAGTATATGTAAACGAAGATATGGACGGTATTGCTACCGGTAACAAATCTATTGTATTTGGTGATATGAAGCAGTACTTCGTACACGAAGCAGGTGGCGTACAGTTACTACGTCTTAACGAGCGTTTCGCTGATGCCCTTTCTACTGGGTTTATCGCTTACCGCCGTGTAGATGGTAACGTAGTACAAGCTTCAGCTATTAAGCACTTGATCCAAGCGTAAGCTTAGACCAGTAGTTATATGAAGGTTTTATTTAACCAAAATATAAGCGGCGCAGACTTCTACTACCTGGCGGGCCAGGTAGTAGAGCTGCCCGCTGCTACTGCTCAAGAGTTTCTAAATGCTAACTTCTGCGAAGTAGTAGAAGAGAAGAAAGAGGCTAAAGCTGAGCGAGCAGTAAGCAATAAGGCACCTAAAAGAAACACTAGAGCTAAGTAATGAGCTATACAGTAATTACCCCAGCAACTATAAAAGCTTTAACCGTACAAGAGGTTAAGGACTATTTGCGCGTAGACAGCGACGCAGAAGATACCCTGCTAGGGGTACTTATTGACGCATCTACAGAGATGGCAGAGAGCTATCTAGGTAGGTTTCTTTTAACGACCGTTATAGAGGAGTTTTACGACTTTTTCCCAGTATATAAAACTGGCGTAGACCCTTTCCACGGCGACCGCAATATCATTTACCTAAGTAGGGGACCGGTACAGAGCTTAGCTAGCGTTAAGTATATAGACGGCAATGGCGACGAGCAGACCGTAACAGCTACGGACTACAAAGCGGACCTAGTAAGCGAACCAGCTAGAATCTTTCCGGAGCACGGCTGGTATGGCACTAAGGACACCGTAAACGCCGTTATAGTGCGTTATACTTGTGGTTATACGCAAGCAAGCGACGTACCAGCTAATATTAAAATGGCTATGCTACTTATGATAGGCGAAATGTACGAGAAGCGAATGGATAGCGTACACCGCTTACCGACCGTTTCCGAGTTTTTGCTTAACCCTTATAGAGTTTTCCGCTTTGATTGACCCGGGTAAATTAGATAGAAGAGTAACGCTACTAAAGCTAGGTATTAGCGACGCTAACATAAGCGAAGTTACTACTAGCTTTACGTCTAGGGTATCTAACGACTTCGGCGAGCTTGAGAGTTTAAGCTGCGTTACGGATGAGATAGAAACGCTAGGAGGGGTAGAGCAGAGCAGCTTCGGCGAAAAGACGAGGCAATATACTACCCTGGCGCAAGTATGGGCTAAAGTGGAGTATAGAGGTATACCTAAAGAGGGCGAAGATACCGAGAAGCTAACCAGCGTAAATAAGGTACGCTTCACTATTCGCTACCGCAGCGATATAGACGCTACCAATAAAATAAGCTGGAAGGGCAATACTTACGAAATAGAAGGCGTAAGCTTAGAGGGAAGAGAGCGCTACCTTATTATAGAAACTGTACTAAGGGACTAATGGCGGTAACTAACACTAAAGCGGCGGT